CGAACGCAATGGGTTCAACCTAAAGAACACAGGCAACGATACACAGGCCATCAGCATGTGGTCACGTGAGCAAGAGGTGAGCAAGTGGGTCAGTGATCCCAAGTTCATCACACTAGAGGCAGCATAATGACTAACCTACCAAGATTTGTACAGCCACGTAAACAACCCAAGGGTGTGATGTCCTATCGTTTCAACCCTCCCCAGTGCCTAGTCGATGCTGGGGTGGTGAGCCGCAAGGAATGGGGCAGTGATCTTAAACAGGTTAAGTTACTCGCCAAAGAGTTGAATGACTTAGTTGATAACTATCGTGAGGAACAGGCATTGATCTTCAATGTCAAGCCAAGCAGCACTGTTGCAAATTTGTCACAGTATTACTTTGCCTCCAATGATTTCAAGGCGTTGCGTGATACAACTAAGGCACATTACAGGTACTTCATTGGCCTGTTGGTGTCATCAATAGGACACATGCGGCATGGTGATGTTACATCTAAGGTTGCAAAGCATTTGTATGAACAGTGGGTTGAGCAAGGCATCAGCTTTGCTAATCATGGTGCAACCTGTGCCAGCCGTGTCTTTAATTATGCTATTGAAATGGAACAGATCAATGCCAATCCTTTCACCAACATTAAGCGTAAGGCCACACCACAACGTAAGGTAGTTTGGAAACATTCAGATGTGGTAGGATTTATGAACACTGCCTTTGCTCAGTATCAGTACCGTAACGTGGGCCTGATTGTGGCTATGGCTTACCAGTGGTGTCAACGTCTGGGTGACATGCGTATGCTAACGTGGGACGCAATAGACTTTGACAGGCAGCGCATGTACCTTCAGCAGTCTAAGCGTAGGGCAGAGGTGTTCCTACCTATTGATGATGAATTATTTGTAATGCTACAGGATCAACGGGGTGACTATGGCTTTCAGCCCTATGTTGCACCACACCCTGCGCCTGTCGGTGGTACGTTTCTGCCTTATGCTATGCAGAGACTATCAAAAGTAGGCCGTAAGATTATGAGGGCCGCTGACCTACCTAATAGCCTACGTCTTATGGACTTACGTAGAACTGGGGTGACACAAATGGTTGAGGCTGGTGTACCTTTGCCACAGTTAATGGCTGTGACAGGACACACACATGTTGCATCTGTGAAACCATATATAAAAAATACATTCGCCTCTGCAAATAATGCCTTGACAGCCAGACATGCTCATGTAGAATTGAGTGTAACGAAGAACATTGAAAGTGATAGGTTATGAATATAATAGAAATTATAAATGACTTACAGTTAAGTGTTGGTGATAGTAAACGCATGGCATGTCCAGTGTGTCACACTAAGAATACATTTACTATTACTAATACAATGGGTAAGATTGTTTGGAATTGTTACAGGGCTAGTTGTCCTGTGTCTGGTGGTACAAATGTGGCACTGTCTGTTGGTGATGTTCGTAAGGCTCTAGGATTTATGGAGCCAGAGGACGCCAAGCCTGTCCCATTTTTAAAGCCTGACTACCTAGTCAATGATGGGCCTGAGTGTTGGGAATACCTCAAGCAGTATGGTATGTCACCTAAAGATGTTACTGTGTTGTATGACGTAAAGGACCACCGCATTGTCTTTCCTGTGCTGGATGAACGGGGTTGCATGGTGGATGGATCAGGCAGAGCCTTGGGAAAAAGAATACCCAAGTGGAAACGATATGGTAATAGTGACTTGCCATATCATTGTGGCTGTGGTAATGTCGCTGTAGTGGTGGAGGACAGCGTTAGTGCCGCAGTTGTAGGTGCGACAGTGAATAAGCTGGATGCCTCTGAAGATGATGTATATGTCGGGGTGGCTGTGTTGGGTACATCATTATCTGAGGGACACAAGAGGTACTTGTCGCAGTTCTCCACCATAATAGTAGCACTTGACCCCGATGCCTTACCCAAGTCACTAAAGTTTGCTAAAGAATTACGTACCTATTGTAAAGATGTACGAGTATTAAAGTTGACAGACGATTTAAAATACAGTAACCCTGACGATATCACTAATCTGATAACCCTAACACAAGGATAAACCCGACATGGAATTAGCACTAATACGAAGTCTGATGAACAAAGAGTTCTATGACAGTCACCGTGGATCACGCTGCCCAGAACGCCTGTTCAGCCCTGATGTACGCAAGATCAAGAAGGCAATCGACGGTGCTATGCAACGGTATGAACGCACCGTTACACCTGATGAGATTGAGGCGTTGTTTATGTCAAGCAATGCCACCCTTACCACCGCACAGAAGACTGCCTACGGTGCATTGTTTGCCACCGTAAAGAGAGAGCAGCCTATGGGTGAGGACATTGCACAAGAGGTGCTGTCTAAGCTGTTTCAACAGGTGATTGGTGAGGACATTGCCAACCTTGGCTTTGACTATGTGAACGGCACAAAGGATACCCTTGAGCCTCTTCGTAATATGCTTGAACAGTATGGTGATGACTTCACCCCCAAGCTAAACATTGAATGGGAAGACACAAGCATTGACCACATCCTTGCACTCAACAGCCTTGAGAGCCAGTGGACATTCAACATTCCTACCCTTACCCGTAAGGTTGAGGGCGTCAATGCTGGTCACTTGATTGAGGTGGGCGCACGACCCAACACTGGCAAGACTTCCTTCCATGCCAGCCTGATTGCTGGTGAAGGTGGCTTTGCATGGCAAGGGGCCAAGTGTATTGTGTTGTGTAATGAAGAAGGCTATCACCGTGTAGCCCACCGCTACATCACTGCCGCTGCCAACATGGAAGCCAAAGATGTTGTCGCTAACAAAGGCAAGGCTATGGCTGCATACAATAAGATCAGGGACAATGTAAAGTTCAAGGACGCAACTGATCGTGACATGTCATGGGTTGAGAGTGTATGTAAGACATACAAGCCTGACATTGTGGTGCTTGATATGGGTGACAAGTTTGCCAAGACAGGTGGCTATGCCCGTACTGATGAGGCACTAAAGGCTAACGCTATCTATGCCCGACAGATTGCCAAGCAGCATGGCTGTGCTATCTTCTATATGTCCCAGCTATCAGCAGAGGCAGAGAACAAGGTGGTACTCAATCAGTCAATGATGGAAGGCTCACGTACAGGCAAGGCAGCAGAGGCTGACCTGATGCTGTTGATTGCTAAGAACCCACCAGTGGAAGGCGCTGACGAAGAGGACACCATGCGTCACCTTAATGTCGTTAAGAACAAACTGTCTGGGTGGCATGGCATTGTCCACACTAATCTGAACTACAAGACAGCTAGGTATGAGGCATGATTAACAGAGACATACACAAAGAGTTATCTGAAAAGTATGAGTCAGTAAAGGCAGATGCAAAATACTGGGAGACACAAGCAAAGACATTACGTACTCGTAATGAACAGCTACTGGATGACGTAAACATTCTGTCTGCCCAACTTAAACTATGGAAAGGCACAGGGCTATGAGTGATGAGGTCAAGGATGCCGCACAGGTACAGGCAGAGCAAGCCTTTGATGGCTTCATGTACTGGATGAAGAAGGGTACGATCTGGTCTTGCATAGCCCTTGGCCTTGTGGTATTTGGTTGTAACTCTGGCGTAGAAGATGATGACTACCCTGCATACAATGGCGAACAGTATGCACCAACTAATATGGGAGATTAGGATGATTGAAGTTATTGTAACACAAGACATGTTAGACAAAGCACATAACAAGTCAGAAGAGATGGGCAGATTAAACAACTCCATAACAAAAGGTAAAGGTAACTTAGCAGGATTTTTAGGTGAACAAATAGCCCTTCAAGTACTTGGTGGTAAATGGTCTAATACGTATGACTATGACTTAGTTACTCCCGACAACAAAAAAGTAGATGTAAAAACAAAACAAACAACTGTCACCCCTCGCCCATACTACGAATGTTCTGTAGCAAAATTTAATACCCGACAAAAATGTGACTTGTATGCTTTCGTTAGGGTAAAAAATACAATGGATGTAGGTTGGTTTCTAGGGTCTATGGGACACGATGAGTACTATGACAAAGCTACCTTTCTAAAGAAGGGAGATGTAGACCCGTCAAATAATTTTACAGTGAAAGCAGACTGCTATAATTTAAAGATTGAGGAGCTAGTTATATGATAGAAGTAACTTACGTGGATCACATGGGCAGTGACCTGTCTGTAGTAAATGCAGCACGTGTATCCTTTGGTAAGAAGAGTGAGGCATTGGGTACGTCAGGCGTAGAGGGACAACCTATGACACCTATCCTCAATGACCCTGACAAGAGGTTGATTAAATACCTAGCAAAGCATAGGCACATGTCACCCTTTGGTCATGCCTTTGCGTCCTTCCATGTCAAGGCTCCAATCTTTGTAGCTAGACAACTAGTCAAGCATAAGTTCTTACGTTGGAATGAGATTAGTCGTAGGTATGTAGATGATGAGCCTGAGTTCTATGAGCCTGATGAATGGCGTGGCAGGGCTGAAGATAAGAAGCAGGGCAGTGCTGGTGTTGTTGAGGTAGAGACACTGGCCTACCTATC